AAAGTTACCCTTTCCATCGCTATCCATGTTCACTTTGTACTGCACATCGCCAATCGTTATTTCGTTAGATTGGCTGGGTTTGGTTCCTGGACGCGGCTGAAAGATTTCATGTAGTTTCATTGGTTAGTTTCATCATTGTCTTGCTGTTTCCTTGGCATACGCATCTCTCATTGCTTTTGTTGAAAACGGTCCGTCAATGCTCGTCCCCCACACTCTTCCAGTAGGAAGACGAACGAACAATGCAACGTTTTTATATCCTTTACGGTTAACCCACGTACCTAAAAACGTTGCTTCTGTTGTTGAGCTTGCAGCAGCCCTTGCAACAATCTTCCATTCCCTTCCTTCTTCGTCCACGTAACCGTCAGCTGTTATTCTTCCTAGTCCTTCGCGAGCCTGTTGGATAGCTTTTCGCCTATAACCACGGTTGTAAATATCTGATGCTCTGCTACCGCTCACGCCCATTCGCTTGCCTATTTCAATCCACGTTAGTCTCTCATTATCACGAAGGTCCATTATTTCGCGCTCACGTCCTTGCACACGGCTGCTCCTTTCAGCTTGGGTGACTATCTCCATCAGTTTCACGTGTTTTCTCCGTTTGCGATATTTATCCAACTTTTCAAAACGGACGGGATTTTAACCCAACAAAAAAGCCATCCGAAGATGGCTTTTTCTGTTTGCTTCTTTCCTACGCTTCGATTACGAGAACTGGAAGTTCTGAACGTTGATCTTGCCGTAGTAGTCCGCGGAGTTACCCAAAGATGTTTCACTTTGTGTGAACGCTGTCTTTCCGTAACGAGTCATCATAGAGACAACTGGTTGGAATGTGACAGGGTTGATAACGACGCCTGAGCTCATCAATGGGATGTATGGGCAATAGAAGTAGCCGGTATCTGTTTCACCGTTACCACCTTTGTAACCCACCAAAATCACATCATTGACTGCTGCAGACAGACCTGATACTTGGTTCCACAGGTAGCTGTATACCTTGATTGTACCGTTTAGAGTTCCAACCAACATTGTGTTGTTTGGGCCCTTGAACGAACCAGAGACAGCAGGTGCGAACACCGACTTTGATGCACTCTGGAGGATTGATACAACCATTGGCGATACAACGATAAAGTTACCAGGACCACGGCGTGTCTTACGTGCGATTTCGTTAGCTACGGCATTAATGATAATGCCAAGGTTTGCGAAACGGTCGCCAAGATATGCTGGCTGGTATTGTGGGCCAAGGCCGATTGTTGCGTAGTCGAACGCTGCAACTGTACCTGCCAATGCCAACAGGTCGGACAGAATTTCAGAATCAATTTCCTGTACGATTTCTGCTGATACGACTTGTGTCAGTTCGCTTTCGAGGTCGAGACCATGCTGGGACTTTAGGTCCTGCATAGCTTCAATTGTCCAACCTGCTTGCAGCTTACGTGTTCCAGCTTCAACAGCTTGGCTGATGACTTCAAGCTTCATCACACGACCGCCGGAACCTTCAATGAAGGAACCTGAACCGCCGTATAGACGACCTGCAACGCTATTACCAATCGCATCTGGACCGTAAGGACCAAACAACGAGGTGTTGTATGCAGGAATGCTTGATGGCCATGAGCCGCGTGATGCTTCCGACTGAATGTCGGCTTCATCAGCTGCTGCGTTGGTTACGCCTGATGCACCTGCTGGTTGAGCAGCTGGTGTACCAATTACTGCACCAGCAGCGCCAGAATAGAACTGACGGAGGACTGGGTTGTTACCAAACAATTCATCACCTGCGGTGATATTGCCGAAGTTACCGGCTGGGTTTGCTGTCCATGGGTTGCCAGGGGTACCGGATCCAGGGATGTTAACGCCTTCACCGTAACGGTAACGCATTGTGTAAACCAGACCAACCGGACCTTGCATTGGCTGAACGCCAACGATTTCAGTTGCGATTGTACCTGGAATAATACGTCGGATCATCGGGATCAGGATTTTACGGAATCCTGCGATGTCATGCGCCTGAACAGCACCCGATGCTGCGGTTTCTGCCAGGATGTGAGCCTTTTGGTTTTCGAGACACTTTCCTACGATCTCTTTCTTGTGACTATCGAGACCATCAAGTAGTGCTTCTTTCACCTCGGACCAGTTTTCAAATAGTTCCATTGTGTTTCTCCTTAAAATGGCTAAAGTTGTGTTGCTTTAAGCAAGACCCGCCATCCGGCGTGTCCATGCTTTCTCTTCTTCAGAAATTGCTGACTTCACTACGGATTCTTTGTCCAGCTTTTTGCCTTCCTCAAGAATATCCTTAGTGTCGCCTGAGACTGCTTTACCAGTTAGCGTTGGCTTCACTGGAGCTGCTGTCTTTGCTTCTGCCTTCTTCTCACCTTCAGCCAGTACTTTTGTTTCCTTCTCCGAGGTAGAGACGTCTTTTACATCTTCCTTCTTTGTTTCAGATGTTTCTTTTACAACACGACCAATATAGGTCTTGTATGCTTCTTCAAGAAGTGGTGTATCTACGTTCTTGAGAATTGCTTCCATAACTTCCTTTGTGCGACCTGAGATAGGTGCCAGGATATCGCGCATCTTGTTGCCGCGCTCGATCTTAGCAATCTTCTTCTCAGCATCTTCAAGGGATGTAAGAGCGTCTTCGAGACGTTGCTGAGTTTCTGTCAGCTTACCTTCCACAGAATCTTCACCTGTGTAGTGCTTCTTGAACTCTGCTACGAATGCTTCAAACACTTTCTTACCAAATTCATTCTTCTTGACGATTTCAACATCGCCACGAAGCTCTTCAACTTCCGCTGTCAGGCGAATTTCGAGGAATTTGTCAAGCTTTTCAATCAACAGTTCCATGTCTTTCTTGAGTTGGTCTGCCATTTCGCCTTTTGATTCGACGATCTTTTCAGCATACTCAGCTTCAAGGTCACGGAAACGTTCGATGTCGTCCTTGAGTTCCTTCAATTCTTCTGTGAGAACTTCTGAAACCTTTTCATCAAGGGCTTCAATTAGAGTCTCGCGTTCTGTAATCCATTGTTCATTCAGAGCAGCGGTAACACCAGCAGTTGCTTCTTCACGAGCTTTCTTTTCAGCGTCTTCAAGATGTTTCTTAAAGGCTGCCTCGAGCTCTTGCTTAGTTTCCTCTGTCAGTACTTCTGCAGCAAGCAGTTTCTTTAGCAGTTCTTCCATTGTTAATTCTCCTAACAAGTTGGTTTCGTACATGATTATTTATCATGCATGTTGCGTTATACGGGGACGCACGATACTTTGTGTGTTGTTTCCCTCGTTATTTCAAGCACTTAGATCTTCCAAGCAAATTCGGAAAATCACTTACTTCTTTGCGAAAATCCCCGTAGAAAGCCATTTTAGGATTTCTTTCTTCAGGTATTTCTGAGCAGCAGGATCGCGACGTGCCTCTTCAGCAAGTGAAATGATGTTATGACCATTCTTACCTTGTTGAAGTGACTCGTACATTGAACCAGGATATGCACCAGGAGCGGATGGTTGTGCAACGATATCGACCGTAACGAATTGGAATCCACTTACGTCACCGCCTTCGTTGACATTACCAGCACCACGGCTTGATACACCAACCTTGACGCCACTGTTAATCAGTTCGCGTGCAATGTTGCCCATTGGTGTGTTCAACAGTCTTGCCTTACCATATGCATCATTACCTTGCATACGAAGCTCTGAAATTATGTGAGAGACACGATCAAGGTTGATTTGCAACGACTGTGGGTGATCAAGTTCACCCATGATACCATTCTGTTCTTTAATACGTTGGTGAGCACCTTCAACAGCTGACGAAATTTCATTAACAGGATACACACGACCGTTCCTGTTCTTGATACCAGCCTGCATGAACACACCAGACAACCAAAGTGATTTGCCGTCTGGTGACGCTTCTTGCAACAGTTGACACTCTGAAGGCTTTAGTTCTTCGATAAGAAGAATTGGACTTTTATTAGACATAGTGATTTCTCCCAGTAAAACGCAGTTGCGTGTTACTCTTTGTCTTCTTTGTCTTTTTTGACAAAAGGAGGAGCTTTCTTGCCTTTCTTGTCATCCTTGTCTTCGTCGTCCTTATCTTCGTCTTTATCTTCGTCCTTCTTGTCGTCCTTCTTGTCGTCGTCTTTCTTGTCGTCCTTATCTTCGTCCTTGTCGTCCTTGTCGTCCTCGTCCTTCTCTTCTTTTTCACCGAGGAGAACTTCTTGAGTCTTTAGGCGTAGATATTTGCTGAACTCAGACTTGGCGTCTGTGGACTGTTCATTAGCAATTGCAACAACAACTGCTTCGAGATGCTTCTTCATTTCTGGTGTCATCGTGTTACTCCTTTTCAGAATTCAGTAAGGTGTCAATACAGAAACCCCTGATTTATTTATTAAAACGCGTATATTTAATGTTGTAATCAATTAACCTGGAGGAATTTGTCCTGGTAAACCAGCAGTTTCGGGGCCAGCAGGGGTTCCAATTTCTCCTGGTGCTCCAGGAACTGCTCCTGGTGCAGCTCCTAACTCAGCCCCCATTCCACCGCCCATTCCTAAGTCTGGACCAAGACCTCCAGCAATCATTCCACCACCAACAGGCGCTCCAAGACCACCACCTTCAACAGGTGGACCATACAGTTGACGCATGTCTTCAGGTGAAAGATCATCTGGATCCATACCAAGTTCTTCAGCGCGCGAGCGTTCATTCTCAAGAACTTCCTTCTCTGTAAGTTGGCCATAGCGCTTGAATGCAAATCTTGGCGACATACTTGTGATACCAACAGCCGCGCTCAATGTGTTGAGCAGTTCTGTATCAAGTTGTTGCTGACGCCAGATACCAAAGTTTTCTGGTTCCTGCAGCTTCAATTTAAAGATTGTTGGATCAACGTTAACTCCTGCTGCTCGTAGATAGCGTTTAAATTCTTTATCAAGAACTTTTGCGATATAACCTTGCAAGCGTTTGATATAGTTTGCAAAACGTAGTTCTAGAATATATGCAGTGGCAGTCTTACCGTCATTGATCATTGCACCCTCAGAACCTTCTTTTGTGTACGACAAAGGAATACGAAGACCACGAAATACCTTCCACTGAAAGTATTCAAGGTCACCCACTTCACCAACACTGTTGCCACCAGGCAACGTTTCAACTTTAGAGCCGCGACCTTCAGGACGTTGTGCAAAGAAGAAGTCTTCACTCATCTGTTGTGGATTATATACGCTATCAACCTGGTCAGTTCCACCGCCAAACGTTGGAATTTTCTTTTGACGAATTTCGTTTTTGATCTGTTCAAGATAATGCTTGACACGTTGTGGAGGCATCTTACCAACGTCAATATAGAACACTCGACGTTCAGGCGCGCGCTGGATGCGATAGATGATAATAGCATCTTCAAGCAGTTCCTTTTGCTTTTGTGCTCGGTAAACAGCCCTTAGAACCGATTCTCCAAACGGAGCCGAATCAGCAATGTCATCATTCAATGAGAACCATACAATCTGATCTCCAGGAAACGTGTCAACCATTTCTTGAGAGTATGTTCCATAATGTCCCACAGGAGCATTGTATGGAGAGTTCGGTGTCTTAGTTTCTTTGCGAATCTGCCAACCAAGAACTTTTGTCATGTCGCGTTCATCAACAATTGCAGCAATAACGTTCTTTGGATGAACATACTCCCACTTCGATGTATCAGACTTGCGATGGAAGAAACAATCACCATACTTAACAGTAACACGAGCGATTTTATATAACCGTGTGTCCCATGAGTGCAATGTGTTCCAATAACGGAGAGACGCACGAAGGGTTGCCATAATTGAAGAGGGAATTTTCTCTTCTTTCTCACCCTCAATAACGAGTTCTATTGGCATGTCGTCTTGTGGGTCAGCACCGATCATTTCTTCAGCAATGGTGTCAAGAGCACGAGCAACCTCAACGTCATTGTCCATCAGATCATATTCACGATAGCGGGTAATACGGGAAGCGGAACCTTGAATCAGGCGTTGATACCATGTGTAGTTAGAGTATGTACCCTGATCGCCCAGGTTCTGGCTGTCGGTCATTGTGGTTACGCCCGGTTTCGGCGTTACCACTTTAAAATAATCTGAAAATTTAGCCATTTAGTTATGTCCTAGTCTGATTTTGCGCACCAAAAGCTATTTATGAAATCAAAGAGCGGAGTGTGACCATATTATAGGGCGTTAGGAGAACCATATTTTGAAGTAAAATTAGTACCCGCAAGCAATCCAGCCCGATTCTCTTTCTTTTCTCCCTCTGTTAAGGTCAGAGCTGCAAGTTGTTTCTGAGCCAAAACAAGCTGCTGGCTAGCTGTTTCATTAAGTTGTTTAAGGAACGTGTTTGTTTCACTCATCTTATCAACTTGTTTTGTAATACCATCAGCTGTTTGTTGTACTGGATTTGCTGCAGTTGGTGCAGTTGATTTGGTTATAGATTGTGCCATCATTGCGTTAGCTGCTTTTTCTGCATCAGATTCGGGCAACATGTTTACAATCTTGTCAGACAAACCAAAAGCTTTATTTAAAGCTGTTCCAATAAGTAATCCACCTGCAGCACCAACTAGGACAGTACCTGCGACCGCAGCGACGCTTGCTGCACCTACTGTCGTAGCAAGTCCAAGTCCAGCAGTTGCAGCGCCAGGCACGAGGCTCGCCGCAGCCGGACCCGCCCCAGCACCCATAAACGACTTAGCAAGCATACCAATGCTTGCTAAGTTACCACCAAGCTGTAACGCCCCACCAATACCACCTCCTATTATTTTAGCAGCGGGGGACGTAAGAGCGTCATAAATC